TAATATTCTCACCAATTGGATTTGGAGTCTTCAAGTATACAAACTTGATTTTCTCACCTTCCTGAATCAATGGATACTTATTCTGCAGTTTCAATTTAACGATAAAGTGATTGTATAGAATAGCACCACGAACTTGAATTGGTGTACCTTTCTTGTATAAGTCAGCAGAACTTTTGTACTTATCAAGTCCATTACATCCTCGTGGGAATGAAATGTTTTCAACACCTTGTTCTCTAGATTCTTTACGAACATCATCAATAAATGAAATTAGATCATCATTAGTATTGTTGATGATGATAGTAAATGCTTTCTTCAACTTATCTCTGAAGAATGCAGGAGTTGAAGATCTTGCAGTCTCAAGACCCATGATCTTAAGTTTTGGTTTTTCATATCTAACACCTTCACTGTCCCACACATTAAGAATATATCTCTTCTTAGCAGTCCAGATTCCACGGTCAGCAATGTTCTCCCGTTTCATCTGCATCTTCTGATCATATGCGTTTACCTTTTGGGCCAACGTTTCATAAGAACTTTCAATATACTTTTCAAGTTCCAGTTGACAGATCTTGTCAAGGAACGTAACAATCTTATCATTAGAAGCCTTTCTCCCTTTGTATATGTGATCAACAACAGGACCCATATTAAGATAGATACTATCGGTATCAGAAGCAATAACATAATCTACTCCATCTGTTTTTAATAGTTTATTTAGATAACTATTCATCTTAATTTCAATCCAACGGATAGAAACTTGACCAGACAGAGTGATTGCTTCTGCATTTGCAATTCGAAAATACCTAAAGTATTCATTACCAATAGCACCATAAGCAGAGTTCAAAGAAATCTTCTTTGCCATCTGGATGTTATTACAACGAGAAATTTCTTTCGAAAGATCTGTCGAAGGTGTATTTTCATATGCTTGTTTTGCAATAAGCATTTTCTTCTTGAAGATGACACGATCATTATACATTTTCTGCATCAACTTAGGAAGAAATCCTTGAAAGTCTTTTCTATACTGAGCACCATTTGCACATAGAGAATACTTCTCATCATAGACAATAGGTTCACTCAGGATTTTATCTACAGTAACTGTGGGATGTTTGTCTTCAACTAATGTCTCAGGTGAAATGTTGTACTGCATAATCAAGTGAGGATATAGAGAGTTTAAGTCAAAACTTACAACCCAATCATAACGTCCTACTTTTGGTTCTTTGACATATGCACCAGCGTATGCAGAATCTTTCCTATGTGTAATTTTTGGAGGAACAACAATATTATCCTTCTTTAGATAATTGAAGATAATGTTATCCCAAGTTTTTACCTGTGAATATACATCTTCATAATTTTCTTTTGCGTCATATGCCATCGTTAGACATAACTCAATCAATTTCATCTTGTCTTCCAAACGGTCAACAAGTTCTACGTCAATGATGTTATAGTCAATAAACTTTTGCCAGTTGTTCGTATAGAAAGCTTTGAAGTTCTCAAATTCAGAGTGATCCAACTTACGTTGTCCCAGTTCAACAAAAGCAATATGATCCAGACGATATGATTCTTGATTAGAATAAGTGAATTTTTTGTATAGATCAAGATAGTCTAAACAAGAAACTCCACCAAGATCATAAGCAATATTTTTTCTTCCATGGATCTCGAACTCTCTATAGTTGATTAAGTTCCATGGAGAAAGAGAACGCATATGTTTCTCAGTAAGTACTCGTTCTAATCTACGACAGATATATGGAATATCGTATAGATATACATTCCACCCAGTAATAACATCTGGTGTATTCTGAACCCAATGACTCAAAAATTTATTTAGAAGATCTTTCTCACCATGACAATATATAAACTCAACATCATCACGACTGTTTTCATACTCTCTAGTGCCCCACACAATTAGTTTCTTTGTATTCATATCTTTGATAGTAATACAAAGAATAGATTCTGAAGCACTCTCTACATCAGGGAATCCATTTTCACACTCAACCTCAATGTCAAGACTGATGATATTCATCACCGACATATCAAATTTAATTTCATCTTGTGGATACTCATCAGCAATATACTGATACAAAAATCTTTCGTATCCGTACACATCAAAGTTATCAACTTCAGAATACTTTTTCATGAAGTCCCTTGCTTCTCTTGGAGTAAGGAACTTGATTGGTTTTACATACTTTTCATCCAGTGTTTTAAACTTTGTTTCTTTTTGAGAAGTAACAAAAAGTACAGGATTAATTTTATCGCGATACATGACACGTTCACCATGTCGATATCCACGATAAAGAATTTGATTCCCTACTAGTTGAACGTTTGTATAAAAATTCATGAATTAACTGATTGCTTATAAAGAGATGCTACTTCGTCAGATGGTGTGGATATTGATATGATACGTTTTGAATAGATCAACGTATCAGATTCATCAGTATATAAAGGCCACTTCCTGAATGTTATTGTACCATCAACGTCAATGATTTCCCTACAGTTTTTCAAAAAACATGACGGTTCTTCATCGAGTTCTTCTACATCGGCTACAATGATTTTATCATTGATTAATTCGATTACATGTAAATTCATAGACGGTTCTAACTCTGATTTATTGTACCATAAAAAAAGAGGGGCGTCAACTGGTTTTTGCCAGTTGCCCCTCTGCGGCGACGATATTCAATTCTATTTATCTAATGTCATATGTTTTTAATTTTTGATGATCTGGAATTATTCTCTTCAGATCAACAATCAACATACCATTTTCAAATTTAACTTCCCCAACTTCAACATCGTCAGATAAGTTGAAACCTCTAGCGAAGGTACGAGTTGCTACTCCACGATGCATATACTCTACATCACCAGTGTTCTTCGCAGACTTGGACTTGATGATTAGAACATTGGTTTCTGTAGTGACTTCAATGTCATCTCTAGACCACCCAGCCAGTGCTAGTTCGATACGCCATTTAACGTTCGATTCTTTTACAATATTATATGGAGGATATGAACCACCAGGATTATCCATACCATATGAATGCAGCCTGTGGAAAACATCATCAAGTCCAACACTGTATTTTCCTACAGCATCAAGAATTTTGCCCATGTCACTGGACGTGTAACGTGTAAGTCCCGTCATTTGTTATGCTCCTTATCAAGCGAGTTTTTTGTGTGATCCCCGAAGGCAATCAGATTTATTTATAGCAAAACATAAAAAATGGTACGGTGCGAAACCCGTACCATTACATGGCATTTTCCGAATGCAGAGTGTGCCGCACGAAAGACACATTTTTATATAGGCTTGACTAAATAGATCATAGGATCTATAATTGATCCATCGTTCACCTCACGTTAGTGGGGCGCAAGTAAGTCGCGGAACGGAGCCGTTCATCCCATGCTAGAACTATTTTTTTATACATCACTCAGTTGCCAACAAGCTGATACAATCATGCTTAAGATGAAAGCAAACGAGAATCTCTCAAATGCTTTTAAGGTAGAGTTGATAGAGACCGTAAAGGAATCTGCACCAGAATGTCACTGGTATTGGGACGCAAACGACTAAAGGAACGGACCTAAAAATCCAACTACTTTAGGAGTAACAACATGAACACCCTTCAAATGGTAAAGCAGCAGATCAATAAGGCATCTGCACTGCATAACGCACAAATTACCCACACTTCATATCGTGGTGTTGAGTATACTACACGTTGTGTAAAAAACAAAGAGTCACATGGTACATTCTGTTATCGTGGTCGTACTTATACTAAGTGATTCATTAACTTACATTGCAGAGAGGATTAACTATCCTCTCTTTTTTTGTCTTTAAGTAACGAATTAACAATTGTTAGTAAACTAACACAAAGTAACCTATATAGTAATAGAATAGAGGTGCTTATGATATGAAATTAACTATATTATTTTTTAAAAATTAAATATTGTATGACACGGAGGAAATATGCATAATATAATTTCCCGCAACCAATTAGTAGAATGGGATCATTTTAAAAATACCATAGACAGATGTAATGAAGAATTAGATCTGGTTAATGATTACTTTGATTGCTTAATTGAGTGCGATGAAAGTCAAACTGTATGCAAACGTATATGTAAAAGCTTACTAACATAGTATTAAGGTCCCATGTGGGACCTTTTTTTGTATACATATGTTTAAATATATAAACTATGAAAAAATCTAAATTAAAAACATTACATAGAAAGCTAAAAGAAATCCTTAACGAATTAGAATCTGAGATCTATTCCGATAAGGATTTTTATTTAACTAATGATAGTAGAATTACTATCGTAGAAGATGATGATGGTTATACTGACTGAGGAGTAGTAGTTGTTTTTTTCTTACCAATATTATATTTACTTTCTAGCGTCCACTCTCCTTTATCTTTATAGGATAGAACTTTTATCTGACTTAATGGAGCGCAATCCTCAATCACAGAAGATTCAACTACATCAACTAATCCCCAGTCAGATAAAAGTTGAGTAATACGATTTCTACGTTGTATATCATTTACAAAAAGATTTGCTTTCTTACCGTCAAGAGCAAACAACTCTTTAAAATGTACGATATAATACTTACCTTGTTTATGTAAGATATGACAAGATTGATATATCTTTTTTTCTTTACGTGATGCGACACCAATACGGGTCAAAGTTTCACGAACCTTCAGAAAATCATCTGGCTCCTTAAGTGTCACTTCAACCATTTTATCAGCGGACCAACTGTACTCTAGAACTTCACTCATTTTTTCCTCCAATTTTCATCCTTTGTTTGATAAATTCAATTTGTTCTTCCGATAAAAGTTTCAGAGCACTTCTCGCTTTCTCATCATTATAGTGATAATACTTTTTGATGAGTTCTACGGTGTCAAGTTTTTCTTTTCTCAACCATGGAGAAAATCTTTTTTTCGGTCTCACAATATTTATAAAAAAATCATATTGCATCTTCTTTGAAAGATCAGAATGAATATTCATTTCATTAGCGATAAGAACTGTGTCTATAAAACCAGACATACACTTATTAATAATGAATGGAGGATATTCTTTTTCTACAGCATAGTCTTCGTCAATCAAATTAAGTTTTGATTGATTAATTGAATTGAGCCAGTCTTTTAGTTCCATAATTTAAGTATCAATCCAACAGTAATAAGGAGTGGAATCTATTGTATCATAGATATTTTGATGATTGAGCAAAGCTCTTCGATAGGGACCAAACTTAATTCCTCTACCCCAACCAAGGTAAGAATTAAATAATTCTTTTTTAGTAACTTGTCCCTTCAATTTAATTATATTAATTAATTTAGTTGTTACATCCGATTGAATATAATTTTGACTATCTGTAAGATCATCTATATAATTACTTATGTTTTTAATTTCAGTATTATAGATAAGATTCTCTCGTAAATAAGTTTGAGATTTAGTAGACATCTCATTACGATATTCAGGATCATCAAGATACTTATTCAATAGATTTACAGCTGTAGAATTTTCTTTAAAGAAATCTGCAGTTGGATTTAGTTCTCTATAATAATCAGCCTCATACATGATGTATGGACAACCATTCATAATACCATCTGTAGTTGAAACACTCCATCCACCATAAACTTGTTTCGGAGAAAATCCAACTCTACACTGCTGAAGTTTTTTATAGTAACGTTGTTTATTAAACTTCTCTGTAGTAATCCAACTCTTGTCTGATTTTTCTAACAATGGTATCCACACATTAAAGTCTTGTCTAACCTCCCGGAGAGACTCCATAACCTTCATGAAGTTATTAAAGTCTTTATATGTATCAGGTCGATGATTAAAAACAATTAATTTATCGGTATTTGTATTTGGTTCTACAATATCAGATTCTTTGACACCCAAATGATGTGGTGTAAGAATATCACCAAGTTTAGCAATGGTTCCTTTATTGAATATTTCCGAAGCTTGATTCATCACAAGATTTTTTTGACTCTGGGTATTAAGATAACAACGTTCCATCTCAAGTAATCCAAGAATATTTTGATTAAAACTTGGTTGACTCCACGCAACAACTTCCTTGAGATCAAACCAATGACAGTATCCAAAGTAAGAAGGACTATGATGAGTTACATTACTGATAGTATTTTTGATAGCATGTGTATGCTCAGGAAGATGAGAGAATACTAAATCAATATCTAGATCGTGATTGATAAGTTTTCGAAAATAATCCACATCAAAATGAGAACGCATCGTAGGAGGATACGTAGGAACTTTCATAATAAGTTGATTAGTATTAGGAAAGTCCAACATCTCCAAGAAAGATGGGAGAATTAAATAAAAAAATAAATCAGTACGAATTTTATTAAGCTCAGTGATCATATTTGTAATCACTTGAATATAACTATCTTTAGTCAAATCTTTAGAGAACGTAATGTTCGGATAAACTAAAATACGTATAGTTTTTTCAAATTTTTGTTCAGTTAAGAATTTGGTAAGAGTCATCTGATAATGTCAATAGTGTTCATAGTATTAGAATTCCAAACTTCAAGATCTGTTCTCAGATATTTTTCACTAACAAGTTTTTGGTAACGATTAGAAGCTTTTCGTTTCCACCATTGTACCATATTTTCTAGATAAAATTTATCAAAATTTTGTTTGTTCGGAATTAGTGTTTCAGTTTTACCAAGTATAACATCCTTTGCATTTTCATATCCATAGTCAGACATATAAAAACGTTTCTGTGTTGTTACATCCTGTTTAGATTTAATGAATGCAACAAACTCTGTATACAAATCTGGATAATATTGTTTAAGTGAATTCTTGATGATAGAAATCATCTTAGTTTGAATCTTGAGTTTGCGACTAGAGGCGCCTTTGTGAATCAAAGGACCACCGTTCCTTTCAATAAACCACTTACTCAAATCATGATAGATGAAGTCTGGGAGAGTCAACAGAAACTTAGATTCTGTATCACCACGATAACGAAGATATGGCTTTAGACCATCGTATTGACTTGTCCCTTTGATATTACCATATAGTGATGTTGTCTCAAACAAGCACATTTCTGTATTATATTTTTTGTTTAACATCTCACGAATTTCATGACTACAACAAATTAGTGATAGAAGTTTACCACCAAGATAGTTAAACCCAAATGGTTGAGTAGGAACGATAATGAATCCCATGATCGCTCGCTTATTAAAGATCGTAAGATCAGGAACCCCACCTAACCAATTGTTACGGGGTTTTGAGTTGATGATAGGTGAACCCAGTTTGATGAACCCTACAGCGGTGCCTGTGGTGGTCTCCTGGATCATTAGTTTCATCTCTTTACCTGGTGCTTCTTCATAGGTAAATGATGCAGTCATTTCCAGAAGAGTATTAAACGTGCTATGATCTGGTTGGACAATACGAAAGTTCATATCCTCAGGATGCATAGAGAAATCCTGAAACAGATCATCTTCATGAGATAGTCCAAAGAGAGTTGGTGGAATCTCTTTGATACGTTCAATTTTTTTCATACGAAAGAAGTCATCGATACGGTTGATAGAACCGTAAGCTTCATTAAATTTACCGTATGCGTATAGAGTATCTTCTGGAGAAAGGATCATTTAAATTTACAGTCACACATTAGTTCAGTCATACATGCAAGAGTATTGATCTCTGGATCAACAGCAAATGCAGACTGATATTGATATTTAGCAAAAATTAAAACCGCTTGTGGAATAGATGCAGGTTCCAAAGATGTATACATGGTATCATATACTTTACGATGAACTGCACTTTGATCGTTATCAAGGTTTTCCACAACCCACTTCCTAACTTTACTAAAGTCTTTATTCTTCATATTACCAACAAGATCTTTAAGATTGACTTCAGAAACTGCACTTAGAATTCCTGTGTCAATACTACCAATAGAAGCATATCTTTGTAACTCATTTAAGACACGTCTCCAATCAGGAAAATATTTTTTGATTACTTCTGCGACAACTTTAGGATCATAATCAATAGTTTCTTTCTCAAGTATAGACCTGATACGGTTGAAAAATTGCCCCGCAATAGCTGTCTTTTCTTTTCCGGTAACGGAGAAGTCGATGACTGCACATCTGGAGTGCAAAGGTTCAATAATTTTGTTTTTGTAGTTGCAGGTAAAGATGAATCTGCAGTTGTTATGATACGCCTCAATGTTTGCCCGTAAGAGGAGTTGTACATCATTGGTTGTGTTATCAGCTTCATCGATGATGATAACTTTTGGTTTCCCATTTGCTTGAAGTGATACGGTCGTCGCAAAATTCTTTGCTTGGTTCCGTACCGTGTCCAAAAATCGTCCTTCGTCAGATCCATTAATTACGTAAAAGTCAACACCAAGTTCATTGCAAAGCGCTTTTGCAACTGTAGTTTTACCGATACCAGGAGGACCAGCAAGGAGGAGGTTTGGAACTTCACCCTTTTCAACAAAACTTTGTAAGGTAGTTTTGATACCTTCGGGGAGAATACAGTCTTCAATTTTACTAGGACGGTATTTCTCAACCCAAATAAAATCACTCATTATCAATTAAAAGTAGAGTCAGGTTCTAAAGCAATCAAA